TTATCGCCTTTTCCAGTAAATGTAGCATATTGTAAGTTATTTTCATTAATACATTTCTTAATATTTTTTGGATCAAATGAAATGTAATCTTGACCATCAAATATAATCCAGCGATATGCTTTTGTGCTCATTAGTGCTGATGGCTTACCAAACATTTCTATCTCAATTACAATATTTCCTGTCTGCTGACTCATCTCATCATACTTTACTTCTATGCCTCCAACATCTGGGACATATAAATCATACTCTTTACAATACCCTTCTATTTTATATGCCTTAGGATATTTTTTTTGAATGATTTTTAAAACATCATTCTCAACTTTTTCACCTCTTGCAAGATCATTGTCAAAAGTCTGCTTCATATATTTCCTTTTTTACCAGATGATCTGGCAAATTTATATAATCTTCATGCAAACAAATTGTATATGGAGCATCATGATAATATTCCTGAACATAGTTATTAGCTACTGAACAGCTTTCAAAGTGACCTATATATTTAGGTTCTTCCATTGTTAAATAAACTACTAAACAATATTCTAGCATTTTAACCTCCCAGTCTCTATCAGATACTGCATCGTATCTATATAAGCCTGATCCCACATATGCCTTCGTTCTTCCTTACTCAACTCTTTACCATTGTCTAGCTCATGGTGGCACTTATGACATAATGCTGCAACTAAAGCATCACTATTCTTCAGACCCATGCCTTTTCCTTGATTACGATGTGCAGCACATACAGTTCCATCTGATGTGCCACAATTCATACAAGGCAATTCTCTTAATAATACTAAAAGTTTTTTAGAGCGATACATTTTTTATAAATGCAACCCAATGTGTTTTGGCACTTTTACCACTTCTATGACCATAAAGAGGTTTGTATTTAGTTAATGATAGCACTTCTTTTAAAGGTATTTGAATTTCATTCCACTTAAATATTAATGTGCCATTTGGTTTAAGAACTCTAAAACATTCTGCAAACCCTTTTCTTAAATCATCTTTCCATGTATCTTTATCTAAAGAACCATAACTAAATCCAGTAACAGATTTTAGTGAAATGTTTTTAACATGAGGTGGGTCAAATACAATATGCCAAAAAGATTCATTTTTAAAATTCATATTTCTAAAATCATGGATAACATCAGGATTTATAATTTTTTTTCCTGGATTGCTTGTACAATGACTGACATCTAAACTACCTTTTCTTTTGTCAGCAAAAATTGCTCGATTATCTTCTTTGTCAAACCACATCATTTTACATCCACAACAAACATCAAGCACTTGTTTTGTTTTCATAGCGATACATCTTTCATGTCTGGTAATTTACAACCATATTCATAAGCAAAGAACTTAACCTGTCTTATGTATTCATTAAACTCTTCAGTATTTAGAGTTGATGTTCTCGCTATCACAATAACCTTTTCGTTTTTAATTTCCTTTTCCTCTCTGAGGTATCGGTAGGTTAATAGCTCGTGAAGCTCCTCAGGTTCATAGCCTAAATGGTCTCCTAATATTCTATAAATATGCCAAAGATACTTATTCTGATCTACTGACCGACTATACTTTCCCTCTTTAATTTCAATCTTCCACATCTTAGTAAAATCCAAATTTTTCAGCTTCTGGATCAGACTATTAAGATTGTGTTTTGTTAGACTGTATCTCATCGTCTGTCCATCCTTTCGATTTAAATACTATACCATCTTTAGATCTAGCCTTGTATTCCGAATTTGGAAAAGATTTTTTTAAAATTTTTATAAATTCATTCACACTCATCATGCTGGAACCTCCTGATAACTTAAACTATTTTTATTAAAGTAAAAACCAAACTTTCCTTCAAATGGAAAATTTCTTTGCTTCTGAATATAAACCATAGCATCTGGTATTGACCGTAATTCTTCTTCGGTCTTTTCTCCGTCCATTGCCCATTTTTCTTTCAACTTGTTGCGGTATATCATGAGTATGGAATCACATAAATTTCTAATGTTTGATGATCCATAAATAGCCTGAGCATCTGGCGCTTGTAACTCATCTGAAACTTTTCGTAAGTGAGCCACTAAAAAAATATGTATGTTTAATGCCTTACATAAAACAGATAATTTATTAATAAATTTTTTCTGCTCATTGTATCCGTTGTCTGACTCACCCACATCTGCAACCGTCATTAAACTATCTACGACCGCATACTGACACCCAAGCACTTCTTTTGCGTAGATTAAACTTGCAAAAATATCTTCAGATGTCGTCTCTTGTTGCTGGTCATAAATGTAAATCTGTTCTTTTTTTTCTTCACAATATTCTCTTATAAATTTTTCAGTTGGAGGTGATCCTGTGGAGTTTCGACCAAGAGCAATTTTTGTGAGCCTTGCCAAAGTAATCTCAGGTCTCATCTCCATAGACATGACTAAACATTTTGAGTCTTTAGATAAGTGATTTACCCATTGCATTAACATCTGAGTTTTTCCATGTGAAGATATTCCGGTTACTAATGTCAGCTCGGCTGGTCTTGCCACAAAACCTTCATTCATTTTTGGAAGACCTAAACTTTTACCAGAGTTCATTTCTTTGTAGTAATAATCTACTACAGCATCAGCAAAGCTAGATGTATCTTTAATTAAAAAATCTTCTACATATTCACTTTCATATCCATGTACTTGCTCTTTTGTTATAGTCAACTGATCTATTATTTCTCCAGCAGTTGGATTTATCATTTAGCACCCTCCCAATCATATCTAACCTTCCCTTGTTTTGTTTTTGGAACTTCTGCTTCCCACCTTCTTTGATTTATTACAACCTCTGGTGCAGGAATCATTCCCTTTTTCCATTCCTCAGTCTGTCCCATTTGTTCATACCAAGAAAAAATCTTTTCAGCTTCCTTGTTTAGATCATGTGACTTCCATTTATCTTTACAATTCTGCTTTCCATATTTCCTAACACTAGGAATAATTTCTTCCCAGAATTTATCAAAAAGAGAATAATCATATTTCTTTACAGACTTCTTATTCTTTTCTTCTTCTTTTTCTTCTTCTGGTATAGGCATTGTATATACAGAGTATATACCATCTTCTATCCAATGCACTAAATCGTCCAAAGCCTTTTGTAACTGGTCTTTTGACCGTCTTAGTCTAAATGCAATAGTCTTTATATCAGGTAGATTTCCATGATTCTGACTAGCTAAACATAACAACTCAATATATATTGCTTTATTGGTATCGGATAGTTCAAACCAATCAATGTCATTTAATATGTCTCCACCATACAGTTTCAACCATGTCATTTGTTTTTTGTATTTACTGTGCATAGGCTTATAGTGTTGGAATTTGTCCCAATTTCTTATTCTCAAAATAAACACTCCTCCATTTGTGATAAATCAAACTTAATCTTTTTTACTTTGTAATCAGGTTTATTTCTTACAAACCATTTTGCATCTTCATACGATGTGAATTGCATGATTGCAAAACCTTCCTGATCTACAACTTTATGACTAAACCTGTTCAAGAACATATTTAATCTGTATAGCTCGATAGTCTGGAATATTTTTGTCTGGATTTTTTGCCCAGTGTGCTACAGCTTGTGTAGATATATCTAAAGCCCTAGCTAACTGTCTACGACTGCCACCAAATTTTTCTATTGCTTCATTGTATGTCATATTTTTTCCTTTTTTTGTTAATTTGCCCTGACATTTTTCTCGCTCATGCGTTTAGAGGATGTAGTCAGATTATTTATGATTCTAATCGGTTACAAAATAGATTGCAAGTAATTTGAAAAAATATTTGCAAATACAATTTTTTTGTTATATAGTTTTATTGAAGTTAATAAATAAGGAGATAATAATTATGGAAGTACAATTTAATCAAGAACTAACATTTGAAGATAAGTATCGTAGCTTTGATGTTAATTTTGTAGTATCAGCAAATGTCCGAGAAGAAAAAGTTGTAGGATACCCTACAGAAGTTATTGTAGATATTTTAGATGTTGAGGTTAGTGATGCTCGTGATGTAACACCATTTGAAAATGGACAGAGTGTTCTTAATGACCTTAATGAAGACGATGTAGAATTTCTTAAAGATCAAGCAGTAAAGGAGGCAGTCTAATGAGCGCATCTAAAGATCAATACATGGAGTCACTACAATTCGAGTTACATAGTGTAACCAATGCTATTCTTGAGCAAAACGAAATACAAGCAAATGCAATAGCTGGTATTAAAGAAGATTTACAAGAGTTGCATAATTACATATTGCAACAACAGCAGGAGAAAGAGAATGGCTAAGAAAAAAATTGATGATAGAGTAAAGGAAGTCCTGCAAAAGCAGGGCTTCGACTGGCAAGAATGTTTGTGGGATTGTCATGGTACTTGGGTTATGTACCATAGATTTATTGAAATAGCCGCAGCACAAAACAATATCAAATATGAATTATCAGAAATAGAAACAAATTCTAAAGAAGGTATTGTAGTAATTAAATGTGTTGGTTCATTAAAAGATAACACCGTAACAACATATGGTGAAGCTAGTCCTAAAAACAATAAGAACGCATACCCATATGCAATGGCAGAAAAGCGTGCAGTAGATAGAGCAGTTCTTAAACTTTTAGGATTACATGGGTTTATTTACTCAGAAGATGAGATTGAGCATACAAAACCTGAACCAAAACCTCAAACAAAAAGACTCTCAAAAGAGGAAATAGAGGTTTATGTAAATGCAGCAAAAAATTTAGATGAAAAAGATAAAGTAGCTTACTGGAAAAGTTTAAGTGCAATCGTTAGAGATCAAATAAGAGAATATACTGATGACCTCGCATCTAAGTAATACAAAACTTCGTAACTCAATCGTGACTGCTAGCCAAGCATGGTCAGCAGTCTATGAAAGACAAAAGTTATACAGGGAAAAGACTGGTCGTGCAGAACCTTTTAAAGGCAATGAGATGACCGAATGGGGGAACGACAATGAGCCTATAGCTCTTGCAGCGTTTGAAGATGAAATGAATGGTATTTGTCGTGCAGGTAATAAGCTTATTGTACATCCTAATAAACCTATTGGAGCTTCACCAGATGGTTACTTAGGTGATATACCTGTAGAGATTAAATGTCCATTTACCCAAAAAATATATCCAGAAATTCCAGAACGCTATAGATTTCAAATGCAGGTACAAATGTATGTAGTTGATGCTGAAGCGTGCTGGTTTTACATATGGACACCGCATGAAACTTCAAAAGAGTTGGTGTTATATGATGAAAAGTTTATAGACTGGTTCATACCGAAGGCGGAAGAGTTTGTCCAGTTTGTAAAAGATGATGTTGAACCTCCTCGATACAAGAGGAAACCTATTTATAATAAGGAGATAATATGAAAGTAGGATTAAATATTAGTATTGATGTATCTAAGATTGATAAAAGCAGATTGTATAAAGGTGAAAAAGGTAATTACCTAAACCTGACTACATTTGTAGATATTGATAATAAAGATAAA